TAGATCAGCTCATGCGAGTGGAGCTTCTGTTGAAGTTTATCTTGGATGGGGATCCGCTTCACTTACTGGTGGAGTAACTTTAGAGTCTGCATCATGGTCTCTAGATCATTTTGGATCAAAATTAATTGCAACAATAAAAGACGGTAAAACATTTGAGTGGGATACTATAAGTAATTTAGCTGCTGCATTATCAACTAGAGCAACTGTCGTTAGTGGAGCACCAACAAAATCTGTAATGTCAATTGTTTCTGAAAGAGATAGACATTTAGTCATTCTTGGAACAGAGACTACGATTGGTACTTCAAGTACCCAAGATAAAATGTTTATAAGATTTTCAGATCAAGAAGATATATCTGATTATGCTCCAACTTCAGTCAACACTGCGGGTACATTTAGAATAGATTCAGGAACAAAAATTGTGGGAGCTGTGAGAGGTAAAGATTATATTTTAATTTTAACTGACACATCTGCATATGTTATGCAGTTTGTTGGTCCTCCGTTTACATTTTCAATTAGACAAGTTGGTTCGAACTGTGGGGCTATAGGACAACACTCTATCAAATATGCTAACGGAGCTGTTTGGTGGATGGGTCAAGCTGGAGGTTTTTTCGTTTATGATGGTACTGTAAAATCTGTACCATGTTTAGTTGAAGATTTTGTATTTACAAATAAAGGAGACAACCTTGGCTTAAGTTATGCTAATGGTGAACAAATATATGCAGGACTCAATCATCTTTATGAAGAAATAAGTTGGTTTTATCCTAAAAATGGTTCTTCATTAATTGATAGAGTAGTCACTTATAATTATTCTGAACAAACGTGGACAACTGGTTCATTATCTAGAACTACTTGGTTTGATGCCACACTATATGATAATCCTTACGCAACAGAATTTTCATCAACAGGCACTCCCTCTTTTCCAACAATACAAGGAGTAACAAATCAAAATGGTGCTTCAACTTATTATGCTCATGAAGTGGGTAATAATGAAGTAGATTTTACTGGAGCAAAAACAGCTATTCCAGCTTTTATTCAATCTGGAGATTTTGATTTATCTCAAGGTGGAGATGGACAATTTTTTATGAGCTTAAGAAGATTTATTCCTGATTTTAAATTAATTACTGGTGACGCACAAATAACTATTAACCTTAGAAAGTTTCCTTCTGATACTTCAACATCCTCGCCTCTCGGACCTTTTACAGTAAATAGCACAACTGAAAAAGTAGACACTAGAGCAAGATCTCGATTTGCAAGTATTAAAGTTGCGAATACTTCAACAGACCAAAACTGGAGATATGGAACTTTTAGAGCTGATGTGCAACCTGATGGAATGAGATAATGGCAAGAGTAGATATTATAATTCCAGAGCCAACACCAGTTTATACTGAAGATAATCAAAGACAAATAGCTCAATCTTTACAAACTCTTAAAGATAAGTTAAACACTTCTTATCAACAAGAAATAAAAAATGAACAAGATACTTTTAATTGGTTTTTATTATGACAATCAGATACAAAAGTGACACCTACGATTTAACAACAAGTAATATTACAACAATTTTAACTTGTCCTGTTGATGGAACAATATTAGTTAAATCATTACAAGCAAGTCACCAAAATGCAAGTAATGTAGATGTTGATGCATATTTACAAAAGTCTGGTGGATCAAATGTAGAAATTAGTCATGCACAATTAAATAAAAGTTTTACAAATATGGTAAGTGAAACTTTAGCGATGGAAGCATCTGATGTTCTAAAAATTCAAGCAGACACGGCTAATGAAATTACAGGTGTTGTAAGTTATGCTCTTATAGACAGATCCCAGGAAAATGGCTAGACAAAAATTTGTAAGTTTTACTCCCAGACCAAAACCTAGGAAAAGGCCTCGAAGACATAAAAAAAATCTTTGCAAAGCGGAAAAAAGAAGTTATAAGAAATATAACAGACAAGGCAGATAATTATGAATGATTTACCAAAAATACCAGCTGAAGCTAAAGAAGTAATAAAACATAAAAGAACAGGAAAAGTATATGCTAGTAAAGCTGAGTTTGATTCTGATGTTGCTGATCCCAATACTGACACTACTGTGGATGACTTTAGACAAGACCTCGAAATTAAAGTTACTAAAATTCCAATGGGTATTGAAACAAAAAAATAAATGAAACCTAGAGGTGCAACTGAACTTCAAATGGAAATGCTTAATAAGCATGTTTCAAAAGAGCTTTTAGAGAAAGTACAAATTTGTACATCAATACCAGGTAAGGTTCCATTAGACCCTGACAAACTTAATATATTGTGGCAAAAAAATTCTTATGATCAACCTAATCTTCAAGAATTTTTTAAAAATAAAGAAAGACATAAAGAATATGATTGGTATGTTTTTAACAGCCATTGGAATTATGAAAAGTTTAGATATTTTTTTGGAATACCAACTGAAAGATGTATCGTTATAAAAAATGGTATTGATGAATTTCCAATTAGAAAAATATATCAAAAAGGAAAACCGATAAAATTAATACATCATTGCACACCTTGGAGAGGTATAAATGTATTATTGTTAGCTATGCAACAAATAACACATCCTAACATATCTTTAGATGTTTATTCTTCTACTCAAGTATATGGCTCTGATTTTAGTAAAGTGCATGATGATGAATTTAAACCACTATACGATCAAGCTAAAGAATTACCAAATGTAAATTATATTGGATATAAACCTCATGAGTACATAAAAGAAATGATGCCTAATTATGATATGTTTGTTTATCCTTCTATATTTGAAGAAACATCATGTGTGTCAGCTTTAGAAGCTTTAGCGTCTGGGGTTCATGTAATTACAAATAATTATGGAGCCTTGTATGAAACTTGTTCAGAGTGGCCTGTCTATGTAAATTACTCAACTAATTATGAACAGATGGCAACAGATACTGCAAATGCAATCATGACTGCTGCAGGATATCTCCATGAAGATAGTATTCAAGAACATTTATCAGAACAACAAAAATTTTATAAAAAATTTTATAACTGGAAAAGCAAAGGACAACAATGGACTACTTTTCTTACTGGAGCTTTAAAAGATAAAGGTTTATAATTTTTTATGTTTGAGTATGAAAAACTTAATGAATACATTATAAAAGTAAAACTACCAGATTTAATTTTTGATGAAATAAAAATATGGAAAAAAGAATGTGATAAAATTAAAAATCACAAATTATCTTTTTTAAAAACTATGGATAATGCTGGAACTGAAGGCAATAATTATCAAGTAAGTGTTTCTAAATTTTTAATTTATGATGGATTTTGGTTACCTTACGTTTTAAGATTAATTTCAAAACTTTGTGGAGGCCACCATAGAGATTATTATTTAAGAGAATGGCCTGGTCATTTTGAATCTGACGTTTGGATAAACTATGCTTACAAAAATAATTATAATCCAATACACAGCCATAGTGGTTTTGTCTCAGGAGTTATTTACTTACAAAATCAAAATGATTTAACTATTTTTCCAGATCAAAATTTTAGTGTACAAGGTAAACCAGGGGAGATGATTTTATTTCCTTCAACATTAGAGCATCAAGTAGAGAAAATAAAAGATAATTATGAAAGAATAACTTTTGCATTTAATATAAATCTTGATAAAAACCATGAAAGAGTAAAAGGGCACCATGAAAAAAAATAATGAATTTGTAAATGAAGATACTTATCAAACGTTAAAAGAATTTAGAGTTGACCCACCCTCTCAAGATTTAGCTGTTAAGCCATTATGGAAAAATAAACCAAAAACAAAACCAAAAAAAGATTATTCTATATTTGTTGCTACTCCAGTGCATAGTGATGTATCTTTACATTATACACAAGCATTACTAGAGTTTCAAAAGTACGCAAATGAACAAGGTGTAGAAACACATTTTCAATTAATGAAATCTTCATTAGTTACTCAAGGAAGAAATTTATGTGTATCAAGTTTTTTGGAATCAGATCAAACTCATTTGTTATTTATTGATTCTGATATATGGTTTCATTCTCCGTCAATACTTAGAATGGTAGAAAAAGATAAAGATATAATATCTATACCTTACCCGTTAAAAACAATGATGTGGGAGAAACTATTTCAAAAAATACAAGATGGTGTAAATATACAAAAACCTTACGATTTAAAAAAATATTTAAATACTTATCCTATGAGAGTTGAAAACCCTAAAAGTATAATTATGGATAATGGTGTAATTGAAGTTACCCATAGCCCTACAGGTTGTATGTTAATTAAAAGAGAAGTTTTTGAAAAGATGATTAAGGCTTATCCTGATAAAAGTATTGTGCAAAAAACTGTTATTAATGGGAAGTATGTAGATAGACCAAATATGTGGAATTTTTTTGACACTTTACATGATCCAGTAGAAAAGGTTTATTTAGGTGAAGATTTTGCTTTCTGTAAACTTTGGAAAGATTTAGGTGGCAAATGTTATGCATTAGTGGATGCTCCAATAGTTCATGTAGGTGATCATACATACGAAGGTCGATTTAGTGATGAGTTGATAAGCAAACAGTAAAATGGTAATATATGCTATAATTAGGAAATTACTATATGGACCCATTCACAATAGCACTAGCCACATTTGGCGTACAAAAACTTAGAGGAAAATCTACAAAAAGATCATTACGAGATGCATTCTTAGTAGGAGGTGGTTCTTATGCATTAGGACAAGCGGCTCCCCAATTAGGAATTGGACAAGGTTCAGCTTTCTCAGGTTTAGGTTTTGGTCAGTCTGCCAAAGGTGCTTTACCAACTTTACCAAACGAAGCTGTAGCAGGAGCACAGTTTAGAGACAAAGGTTACCAAGCAGCTTTATCCCAAGGTGCAGAAACTACTTCTGCAGAACCAACTGGTATTATGAAATTATTTAAAAAAGCAAAAGATAATCCAGTCGAGTCAGCTTTAATTGCTTCAACAGTTTTACCATTATTAGCTGGAGAGGAAGAAGCTCCTAAACCAATGTTTACTGAGGATGATTACAAACAAGCTTACAAAGAACAATCTCAAAAACTTCAAGGTGGTTTTGAACCAGTAGCAGATGCAATGCCTTCAAGATCAGATGTATATGGTTCAAATATGTTTTATGCAAATCAAGGTGGACTTGCAACTGCAATACCAAAATACAATCAAGGTGGTGTAAATTATTTACCATCAAAAATAGACCATAATGAAAATGATGTTAACAATTATGTTAGAGCAGAAGGTTATGTAGAAGACGGAGCTGGAGCTGGAGACAAAGACGAAGATACAATGTTAGCTCAACTAGCTGATGGAGAATTTGTATCTAGAGCTGATGCAGTTTTAGGTGCAGGTATTTTATCTGGAGCTGACCCAAAAAGTTTTAAAAATATGAGAAAAGCAGGTGCTGACTTTTTTTATGATCAACAAAAAAAATTTAAAAGAATTTACGATATAGTCAATGCAAGTAAACAAAACTAAAATAAAAAAACAAGTAGAAGTACTTGAGATATTTCCAAAATTACTTGATGAGTATTGGAACTTAGTTGATTTTATGTTGAGAGAAGGTTTAAAGTATGATGGTGATCCAATGAATATTAGTGATCTAAAGAAATTAATTAAAGAAGGCCAGATGCAATTATTTGTTATGTTTGGTTCTGATGACGGTATTCAATACAAAGTGTTTGGTGTATGTGTTACACGAATCACGGCTCTTCCTAACTTTAATCAATGTGAAGTAATTTTATTAAAAGGAAGCAAGAGAGAATTGTGGCAAGACGAACTTGCTGATACAATAGAAGGACTTGCTAAATTAAGCAGTTGTAAAAGAATAGCTGTTCATGCAAGACCTGGTTGGGAACCTTTTTTAAAAACAAAAGGCTGGGGTGTTAAAAGATATTTATATACAAAGGAGATTAAGTAATGAGTTTTATATTTGGAGGCGGTGGAGGTGGCGGTGGCCAGACACAATCTGGTTCATCAGTTGTTACACAAAGAGAAGCTCCTGGAGTTGAGGCTAGAAAACTATCCTTATATGATCAAGCTGCTAAATTAGCATCTACTCCTGTTTCATTACCCGCAGTACAAGTTGCTCCACTTTCTGGATTAGAACAAGCTGGAATAGCACAAGCTGGTCAAGTTGGTGTTGGAGCTGGTACAGTAGGACAAGGTATAACTGCTTTACAAGGTGCACAAGCTGCTCCAAACATATCTTCTTTTTTAAATCCTTATCAGTCTTATGTTACTGATGAAATTACACGTCAAGCTGGAATAGCAACAAATAGATTAGGTGCACAAGCTGTAGCTAGTGGTGCATTCGGTGGTGGCAGACAAGGAATTGCAGAAGCCGAAATAGAAAGAGCAAGACTAGCTAATATTGGTCAAGCTCAAGCTCAAGGTTTTCAAACTGCATTAGGTGCAGCTCAAACTCAAAGACAACAACAATTAGCAGCTGGTGCTACTTTAGGATCATTAGGTGCACAACAACAAGCTATGTCACTTGCAGATATTCAATCTCAATTACAAGCTGGTGGTGTTCAAAGAGGCATAGGCCAGGCTGGTTTAGAAGCTCAAAGACAAACTGCATTACAAAGA